CCGATTAAAGATGAAATCTTAGATGTGATTGATCATTTGGAAAACTCACATCAGGCTGAAGTGCTGGAACTTTATTTTATTGGTGATATTGGATTAATCGACATTGCAAACCAACTTAGTTACTCTTTTCGCCAGGCATCAAGGTTGTATGGTAATGGTGTGATGGCAATTAAAAGGTAATGTCCTATAGACGTCCTACTCATGTCCTATTGATGTCATAGCTTTGGTATGGAAAACATGCGATAATGATATTGTTGAAAAATAACGAAAGAGAGCGCAAAGCTCTCTTTTTTTGCTATCATTATCCCTGAGGTGATTTAAATGGGATATTCAGATTTTTCACAGCTTTTTAAAGATATTCGCAGTGTTGCCGACACAACAGCGAATGCTGATTTAAACCAAAAGATTTTAGAATTACAAGGCAAAGTTATGGATTTATTCGAAGCACAAAGCGAATTAAAAGATGAAAACAAAAAATTAAAAGAACAACTGGATTTTCACGACAAGATTTCTTTGAATGAAAGTGGTGTGATTGAAATAGAAGGGGATTATAAGCAGTATTGCCCAGGTTGTTGGGGAAAATATAGACGCTTGAATATATTGAATCCAAATTCAAAATTATATTCAACCCCAGTTTATTACTGTGCATCTTGTGGAAAAAGTTATAGTAAGAAAGATTAATTAAATCTAGGTAATCACTCATGTGGTTGCCTATTTTTATTGTCAGAATGCGGCAGAAAGGGAGTGGTTTTTAATGTTGACGAAGAAGCAACAAAAAGTGTTAGAACTATCGTTTGAGACTGATCTAGGTCGGGAACAGATTGCCAGTCAAGTTGGCGTTAGTTCACGAACAGTTTCACGATGGCGAAATGAAAATGAAGACTTTGCGGAAGCTGAAAAGCAGTATGCACGTAAGACCATCACTAACGCGACAAGTAAAGCATTAGGGACCATGATTGGTTTACTTAATGCCCGTTCTGAAATGGTACGGTTCAACGCTGCTAAAGACTTATTGGATCGTGCTGGTTTTGCACCAACCGAAAAAGTTGATTTAAACGGTAATGACATCAACATTAAAATCGGTGATGGCGATGGCTAACATCAATATTGAAATCGAACATCCGGAACAGGTATTCAACAATCAAATCATTACCGCATTAAACGATTATAGTCATTCAGTTGAAGTTTGGTACGGTGGCGCATCAAGTGGTAAGTCACACGGTTTGGTTCAAAAGATGGTCATTAAAGCATGCCGTCATTGGGGTTTCCCAAGGCGCATGCTTTTTTTACGGAAGGTCGGAAAAACACTTCGGCGTTCAATTTTTCAAGATGTTTTGGACTGTTTGGGTGCGTTGCATTTATTAGACTATTGCCGCATTAATCAAACTGATTTGGCAATACGTTTACCTAATGGTGCACAGTTCTTATTTGCTGGCATGGACGACCCTGAAAAGATTAAATCCATCAAAGGTATCTCAGATGTCATCATGGAAGAAGCAACCGAATTTACTTTGGAAGACTTCACACAGTTGCGGTTACGTTTGCGAGAACCAAAGCACAAACAACGGCAGCTGATTTTGATGTTTAATCCAATCAGTAAAGTAAATTGGGTTTATAAAACATTCTTCTTAAAGAAACCGCCCCAAGGAACGATTATTCATCAATCGACTTATAGAGATAATCGCTTTTTGGATGAAGATTCTCGTAATACAATCGAGGAACTGGCCCACACCAACCCAGCCTATTATCGTATTTATGCGTTAGGTGAATTTGCAACACTGGATAAACTTATTTTTCCGAAGTTTACGAAAACAATTATTGATCGTTCAAAGTTGCGCAGTATTCTAGATTATTTTGGTCTTGATTTTGGGTATACGAATGACCCATCAGTATTCGTACACGTTAAAGCGGATATTCCGCACCGTAAAATGTACATTCTTGATGTGTATGCGAAAACCGGGATGTTAAACACCGATATTGCCAACCTGATTAAGTCGATGGGTTACGCAAAAGAAGTGATCACGGCTGATGTGGCGGAACAAAAGTCTATTGCTGAAATCAGGCAGCATGGGGTGTCCCGGATTCGACCAGCACGTAAGGGCAAGGATTCTATTATGCAAGGCATTCAGTTTTTACAGCAGTTTGAAATTATTGTGGATGAGCGCTGTACCTTTGCAATTGAAGAACTGGAAAACTATACCTGGCAAAAGGATAAGAAAACAAACGAGTATATCAATAAACCGATTGATTCGTTTAACCACTTTGTTGATGCTTGGCGCTATGCGGTTGAATCAGCAATGCATAAGCATACGAACATCACAAAGACGATGAATATTCTGAATAAATATGGATTAGGCAGGTGATTAAGATGGTTGAGTTTTTAGGGAAGCAACGTTTTTCAAAGATTGCGAATGAACGATTTCAATACCGACGGCAGCAGTTTGAAGCGTTAGAAGATTACCCTACAGGGCTAATTAATGTGGTACAACTTTTTATTGATAAACACATCAAGAATCAGGTGCCACGTTTGCAAGAGCTTAAACGATATTATGACGGGGATAACAACATTCACTATCGTGCTGAAAAGACTAACTCACAGCAGGCAGATAACCGAATTGCTAGTGACTACGCTCGTTATGTGACGATTTTCATGCAAGGTTATGTGTTGGGTAATCCAGTGAAATATGAAAACAAAAACAGTACATTATTGGATCAGATTACTGATTTTACCAAGTACAATCGTTTGGATTATGAGGATTCATTAATTGAAACAGACCTATCCATTTATGGACGGGCATATGAATTGATTTACTTAGATGAAAATGCAAAAGAGTGTGTGGTGAAACTGAGTCCAGAATCAACCTTTGTGGTTTACGATACATCAGTGAAGCCTAAACCATTGTTTGCTGTTCATTATTACTCAATTCATCTTGGTGATGATACTACCTACATCGTTAATGTGTACACTGAAAAATCAACGTTGACACTGATTAGTGAAGACAGCATTTATTCAGGTCTAGAAGTCGAAACAGATATTCCGAATGATTTTGGAGATGTACAGGTTATTGAGTACGCCAATAACTACGACCGTTTCGGGGATTTTGAAAATGTATTGGATAGCATTGATGCTTATGATCTATCACAATCGGAACTGGCCAACTTCCAGCAGGATTCTAACGATGCTATTTTAGTTATCAAAGGTAACCCATACACCGGTACCGCAGAAAATGCGTATCAAACGGACAAAGACGGTAATCTTGTTCTTGATAAGAATAATGAACCGATTTCAATTGAGAATTCGCCAGCTGATGTATTGATGGACATGATCAAGGCTCATATTTTGATTATGGATGATAATCCCAATCCGGACGGGCCAGACCCTGATGCAAAATGGTTGATCAAGCAGTACGATACAACCGGTGCTGAAACTTATAAGCAACGTATGGTTGATGATATTTTACGCTTTACCTTTACACCAGATACCAACGACCAGAATTTTGCTGGGACACAGTCCGGCGAAGCCATGAAGTACAAACTGTTGGGTAACGATAACTTACGTAAGGTTAAAGAGCGATTGTTAAGTGATGGTTTTATGCGACGATTGTTAATCGTTAATGCTATTTGGAAAATCAAAGGCAATGACGATCAACAGGTTGAAGATACGAATATCATTTTTACACCTAACTTGCCAGAAGATGTCGCTGGACAAGTTGATATGGCCACTGCTATCCACGGTATCGTGTCGAATGAAACTGTCGTTGGCATGTTGACCGAAGTAACCGGTGTTGACGCTAAGAAAGAACTGCAACGTTTGAGTAAGCAGCAGGAAAAGCAGGCTGAAACCTTTGGTGGTTATCCAACTGGTAATGAACAACCTAAAGTAGATGATAAAGATGCCACAACTGAATAGTCAGGCTTATTGGACGAAGCGAACTGGTGATATTTTTGAGCGGTTAGACAAAACCGACTTAAAAATTGGCAGTGCGCTTTTTAATTACTATGAAAAGGCTACCTCAGATATTGGTGACCAGTTAAACAGTTTTTATAAGCAGTATGCGGATGAGAATGGTTTGTCGTTGAAAGATGCCAGACAGCGGGTGAATAGCGTTGACCTTAGCGACTATGTGGAAAAGGCGAACGCTTATCGGGAAGCCAATGAAAAGGACCCAGAAGTGCTGAAGCGGCTTAATGAGCAGTATGTCAGTTCGAAGATGACAGCTTTAGAGTTGTTGAAAGCCCAAATGAACTTTGAATTGTTGAAGGCCACCAAGAATTATCATGATGACTTTGAAAAATATCTGGGTGATACAGCTGATTTTGTTGGAAAGCGAATGGCAGCAGGTTTTGCCCAGTCAACTATGAATAAACAGGCCATTAAAGCGGCATTGTCCGCTAAGTGGTTCGGTGGTAACTATTCTAGTCGTATTTGGAATAATGGTGATCAGTTTGCTAAATCATTACAAGAAACGATGTTAGGTGGTTTTACTTATGGTCGTAATCCTAAGGTGTCTGCTAAACAATTACGGCGCTTTGTACGGGATGGGAATAACGATGTCCACAAAATGAAGTATGTTACTGAACGTTTGGCCCGTAGTGAATCAACGTTCATCGCGAATGCTGCCATCAAGTCTCGCTTTGAAAAAGATGGCATTGAGACGTATGAGTTTATGGCGACAATTGATAAACGAACATCTAATATTTGTCGTTCATTGAATCATAAAGAGTATCCGATTAAAGAATATTCCCCTGGTGTCAATGCGCCGCCAATGCACGGTAATTGCCGGTCAACGATTGCACCTGCTGATAGTGAACTGAATAAATACGATAAGTATTTGAAACCTAGGAAACAGGAATAATCAAAAAGTATACCTCTTTCTAATAGTGCAACCAAGTCAGTATCCCATAAGTTGAATCCTAAGACAGCTTCTGAAAAGGAATTACGGAGTGCTGGGAAAGATGCTTATGATAATATCTTTACTCGTAAGCGTCAGAAGGCAATTAATGATTACCATAGTATGAACGATGATTTGCAGAAGAGAATTGTCGCTTACAACAAGGGAAACGCATTTGCAGATGATTCATATGATGTTTTAATAAAGGCACAAAAGGATATTGCCAAAGTTCAAGCTAAGCACTTAATGGCATTGAGATCGATAGTACCATATGAGTTTCATAAATAATAATCAGTCTTTTTTCGGGTTGCAGACGCTAAAGAACAAGCTGTTTCGTCGCCGGACGTAAAACGAGATTCGAGGGATACGTAAATCCAAAGGAGTTTTAACATGATCAAGATGAATTTACAGTACTTTGCAGAAGAACCGGCGGATGATGAATCAGTTGATACTAGTCAGACTGAAGAAACAACTGAAACCGAGGAATCGACAGGTAAAACGTTTAGTCGTGATGACATCGCCAAGATGATGGCCGCTGAAAAGGCAAAGTGGGATTCTGAAAATGAAGCCCGGTTGGCTAAGGCCAAAAAAGAAGGCGAAGAACTCGCTAAGATGACTGCTAAAGAACGTGAAGACGCAGAAGCTAAGAAGCGTGAAGATGCCTTATCTCAGCGTGAGCAAGATTTAGTACACCGTGAATTAACGGCCACTGCTAAAGATGAGTTGGTTAAGGCTAAATTACCACAGCGGTTCTTAAAAATGGCAATGGCCGGTGCTGACAATGAAGAAGCTGTTTTAGCGAATATCAAAGACATCACGGAAGAATGGACACCAGCGGTAAATGATACTGTTACGGAACGTTTGAAGCGTGATACGCCTGAAGACGTAAGTTCATCTGATAATGCGACGGACCCATTCGCTTCAAAGATGGCTAAATATCAATAAAAGTGAGGTTAATGAATAATGAGTGCAAACAATAATGATCAAGCGGTTCGTTCTTATCAACCGCAATTTAAAGGGCTGTTACAGGCCGTGTTCCAAAAACAAGCTTTCTTCCGGGAATTTTTCGGTGGTAAGTTACAGGTTATGGACGGCGTGCAGTTCAATAAAAAGGCGTTTTCCGTTAAGACCAGTGATATTCCAGTTGTCATTAAAACCGGCGATGTCACCGACCCAACGAAAGCTGCTTATTCTCAAGATGCGAATACTGCATTTGGAACTGGTACCGGGAATTCAAGTCGTTTTGGTGCCCGAACCGAAGTTATTTATGGCGATACCGACGTGAACTATACCTGGGATTGGGTCTTTCATGAAGGCATTGACCGCCATACGGTTAACAACAATTTAGATGCTGCGGTTGCGGATCGTTTGGACTTACAAGCGCAAGGTAAGATTCAAATGTTCGACCAAAAAGGTGGCGCATTTATTTCTAGCATTGCTGGCAATACGCAGTATATGGCCGATTACACCAATGACAATGTGTTGGCCTTATTCAATGCTTTGGCGACCTACTACATTAATAAACAGGCTGTTGGTACTAAAATTGCTTGGGTTAATCCAGCACTTTACAATGCGATTGTAGACCACCCATTGACCACGACTTCAAAGTCTTCCACAGCTAACATTGATGATAATGGCATCTTGCATTTTAAGGGTTTCAAAATCAATGAAACACCTGATACTGAATTTCAAAGTGGTGAAATCGCCTATACTTCAATTGCTGGGGTTGGTCGCCAATTTACTGGAATTAATACCGCCCGGACGATTGATTCAGAAGACTTTGATGGTAAAGCCTTACAAGGCGCCGGCAAAGCAGGCGAATTTATCTTAGATGATAACAAAGCCGCGGTTACCAAGGTTATTTTAGGTACGGACCCAAAAGCGTAGACCCCGATGATGACGCGGGGGATGAAACGACGGCACCTAAGCCAGCTACTGGTATCACGCTAAGTCAGAAGACGGCTAGTGGTGCGGCTGGTACGACTAAAGAAATCGATATTACCACAGACCCAGTTGATGCAGACAATGCAGCAGATGTGATCAATGCGGCTACCGTTGCGTCTGATAATGAAGCTGTTGCGACTGCCACTATTGCAGATGGTAAGTTGACTATTAACTTGGTTGCACCAGCGGCTGATGCTGACGGCAAAGCGACAATCACAGTAACCAGCGGTAGTTTTACAGCTACAATTGCCGTTACGGTTACCGCAGCAGCCTAGTGAGGTGATTTAAATGAGTTCAGATTTAGATACTGTGAAATTACATCTTGGTCTTGATGATGGCAGTCAAGATTCATTGATCAGTGATTTGTTAATAGACAGTGAGAACCGTATTACCTCATACCTGAATCGTTATCAACCGACTATCCCTATTAAATTACCTGAATCATTGAGTTGGATTGTACGTGGATTAACCATTAAGCGCTTCAACCGAATTGGTGATGAGGGAAAAACCGCAGCAGGTGAGTCTGATGTTTCTGCCAGTTGGGAAAGCGATGATTTAGCTGAATATGCGGTGTATTTGGACCCAATCACGCCTAAAACAGGTGGTCGTGGGATTGCGAGGTTTATCTAATGCGGTACGACAAACGTGTTCAAATCATCAAAACAGTAACCGGTGACGGCTATTTAGGCGCAACAGAATCTGAGTCTGATCTAATCACTGTCAATTGTGCTATCAGTGGGTTAACTAACGCTGACCGCCAAACGTACTTTGCACCGAATTATAAAAGTGATGCTTATCGAATTCATTTGTTAGGTAATCCTGCTAAGTATGAGGGTTTAAAGTATGTGGTTTATCGGGGTGCAAAGCGAGAAATCATCAGTAAACGCATTTTGCGGAATCGTTTGGTGGTGATTGTATCATGAGTGGTGTCACCATGAAGTTTAAAGGGATGAACAGTTATATTGCTGGTGTTGAAGGTAAATCAAAAGCAATTCAAAAAGAAGTTGGTAACGCGATTTATGAATCCGCTCAACGTGTTGCAAAAGAGGCCCAGAAGAATGCACCTGTTGATACTGGGCATCTGAAGCAGAATATTGTAGCAAGTCGTTTAAGTGCGATGACGGCACGAATTGACTCATTTGCCAACTATTCTTGGTACGTGGAAAAGGGCACTCGCAAGATGGATCCACAACCATTTTTACAACCAGCAATCAATAATGAGTCAGTGCGAATCTATCTGATTTGTCAAAGTATTGTACAGAATGGAGTGTTGTAAATGCACTCACCAATGACAGAGTATTTGAAACAGGTATCTACGAACCTAACCAGGTTGCAGATACCTGTTTTGTTTAAAGTGCCCGATGCCAGTGTGAAAGAACCTTTTTTCGTGATTGGCCCGCATTTTGATAGTGACAATAATCCAAAATATATGAACGCTTTGGTTACAACGCAATTGCAGATAGACCTATTTTATCCAATTGGTGATCAAGCAGAATTTGAGGATGCTGTGACAAAATCAAAACAGGCAATGCAACCGGCTAAGTCGATTACAACAACCACAACGAAAGATAACACGATTGGCAGAACCGTCAATCGGGCAACATTTGAAGTTACAAAACTATTAATTTAAATGAGGTGGAAATATGGCAGATACACCAATCAATAACGGGGTTCAAACATTCAAAGTACCACCCGTTCTATCCAAAAAGATTATCTATTTCTTACAACCAACATGGTTACCAATTGGCTCACCAGCAACGATGCCAGCATGGACCACAGAAGGCGATACTGATTATGCCGGTGATTCAATCGATGAGCAAACCAAACAGGGTCGCTTAATCATGGCCTCAACCAATGAAGATTCAATTGAGTTGACGCAGTATATGGCGCCAAAGGACCCATCAGTTGGCTACATTAAGAAGGCTAAACACGAAGGTAAGCAAGTTAAAGTTTGGCGAGTGGTATTAGATGATGCCACTGCTGAAGACGAGGGTGAAGATACTAAAGCGTATTTAGCCGAATTTGGCTATGGTATTGTTGATGAATTGGAATTAGATGATTCCGATGACTTAGTTGAAGCAAACTACACGCTGAATATCTTAGACAAGTTGAAAGATGGTACTTTCCCACTGTCATCCAAAGATTTGGCGATGTTGGAACAAATTTACGAATACGAACGCCCAGGTGAAACGACTGGTGACTTCGGCGCACAAGATACAGCGGAAGCAGGTACTGATGAAACCCCAAAACAGTAGCCGTTGAGGGTGTTTCTGTTACACCTGAGACGGTTTCTGTCGAGGTTGGAAAGACAACGAAATTGGCACCGGTAATCACACCAGATAATGCCACTGATAAAACAGTGACGTATAAGTCTAGTGATGAAAGTGTTGCTACAATCGGTGCTGATGGTACCGTTACGGCAGTTAAGGCCGGTACAGCCACTATTACGGTAACTGTTGGTGATAAGACTGCCACGGTTACGATTACCGTTACAGAAGTGACAGCAGAATAACTAATCTACTCGCCTAAGAAAGTTAACAATACCTAACGGGGCGGGTATTTATGGAGGTAATCATGGAATTTACTTATAAAAATAAAGAACACGAAATTAAGTTCAACTATTTGGCTTATTTCAAGGCTAACAAACTATATAGCACACTGGATGATAAAGGTAACGATATGAAAGACGGTGCCGCAACGTTGTTTAATCGTTTGTTAACTAATGACGATACAGTATTGTTTGATTTACTCAAAGTTTATTTGCCGGCAAAAGCCACTGATGACGATATTTTAAAAATCATTGATGATTTAACTGATGATGGTGAAAACATTGATGAGATTACTGATGAATTGAAAGATGAAATGAAGAACAGTGGTTTTTTCAGCCGCGCGATCAAAGCGTACATCAAAATGATGGAAAAGGGCATCAGCATTCTGAAGAACAAAGATACCGATCAGGATTCACTACCGATGTTAGAAGAACAAGTGAAATCACTGAAAGAAGCAATCTCATAGCCGTTTGCGCCCGTTATGGGTTGATGGATATTGAGTTAGCTTTGAATTGTTATGAGTGGGAATTAAAGGCGTTATTGAAAGGCTCTGCTTTACGGCTATTGGACGAACGTGAGCGTTTGGCAATCTTGGCTGCTAATGTTGGTTACTTTAATAACGACAAGAAACCTAAGTTTAAAAAGATTTTCAACAAGAAAAAAGAAGAGCATTCAATCGATAAAGCTTTTTCTGGTCAGCAACATACTGAACCGGATAAAGCCAAAGTATTGAATGCTCTTCATTATTTTAGTCAGAAGGGAGGATAAACCATGAACGGTCAAATTTGGGCGATAATTGGTGCTGATATCAGCGCGTATAAAAAAGCAATGTCTGATATTGCGACCAGTACCAAGTCAGCTATGACCCAAGCACAAAATGCCGCTGTTACAGCAGGTGGCGGGATGATTAGCAAAATTAGTTCGTTGATCGGTGGGTTACCCAGTAAAGTCGGGCAATTGATGGCACCGGTTGGGACTTATATTGGTAATGCGTTCAACAAAGCTAGTTCTATTGTGCAACAAGTCATGGCTAATATCGCCAATAAGATACCTCAACCGATTCGAACGGCAATTAGCGGTATTAGTAACGTGGTTTCATCCGGATTCCAAACAGCTTTTGGTAAGGCGCAGTCAATTGTAACGAGTGTTGCGGCTAAGCTTCCGCAGCCAATTAGAAATGCCATGACAAGCATTAAATCCGCCGTGACAACAGTTGGTTCAGCGATTGCCACACCATTTCAATCCGCTTTTACCAAAGTCCGTAGTATCGCATCATCTGCTGCTAGTGGCATTAGTGGTGCTTTTAGCAAAATCGGTTCTGTTGTTTCCTCAATGGCCAGTGGTGTTAAGTCTGGTTTATCTGGTATTAGTAACGCCTTATTAGGCACAGAACAGCAAATTCAACAAACACAAGCCAAAATGGAGCGCACCGGTCAAACCTTTACGACAGTTGGGAGCTCGCTAAAGACGGTGTTTGCACCAGCCGCCATTGCCGTTGGAGCTGGTTTTGTTGCAGCCACTAAATCATCAGCCGATTTTGAATCCAAAATGAGTAATATCAAAGCCTTAACGGGTGCATCTGGTTCTGAAATGACTAAGATGAAAACTTTAGCCATGGATATGGGTGCTAAAACAGCATTCAGTGCTGGTGAAGCTGCCGATGGGATTGCCGAATTGGAAAAAGCCGGTGTTTCAACTGCCGATATTATGAATGGTGGTTTAAAAGGTGCGTTAGACCTTGCGACTGCTGGTGAAATCAGTGTTAGTGATGCGGCTGAAATTGCATCAACTGCGTTAAATGCTTTTAAAGATGACAACTTAACTGTTACCCAAGCGGCTAACCAAATGGCTGGGGCCGCTAACGCTTCAGCAACCGACGTGCACGAATTGCAATATGGTTTATCTGCTGTCGGTGCCGTTGCCGCTGGGTTAGGACTATCGTTTAACGATACGACCGATGCTTTAGCGGTCTTTGCCCAAAACGGGTTGAAAGGCCAAGATGCTGGGACTTCATTGAAGACCATGCTTCAAAACTTACAACCTTCAACTAAATCAGCTGCTGAAGAAATGCAAAAATTGGGGATCATTACCAAAGATGGTTCTAATAAGTTCTTTGACAGTAAAGGTAATATTAAATCAATGTCTAGCGTTGCTGAGACGTTGAAACAATCTATGTCAGGATTGAGTAAGGAAGAGCAACAAGCCGCATTAAAAACTATGTTTGGGACTGACGCGGTACGTGCTGCAACCATTGCATCTAAAGAAGGTGCTAAAGGTTTCGACACAATGCAGAAATCTATTAGCAAGGTTTCCGCTGCTGATGTCGCTAAGGAACGCTTGAATAACTTAAAGGGCGCTTTAGAAACACTTAAAGGTAGTTTGGAAACAGCTGCTATTAGCGTTGGATCTACCTTATTACCAGCCTTAACGAAATTAGTTCAAGGCGCTACTAAAATCGTTGATGGGTTTAATGGTTTGCCTGGTCCGGTTAAAACTGCGATTGCCGGTGTTGTTGCCGCATTTGGTGGTTTAGCTGGCGCTAGCGCCGTTATCGGTGTAGCACTCGGTGCTGTTGGCAAATATAAATTAGCTATTAATGACATCATGAAAGTTGCGCCTAAATTAGGGTCCGCTGTTCATTTGTTGACCTCACCAATGGCCGCAGTTGGTAAAGCTGTTTCGTTAGCAACGACTGCGTTTAAAGCGTTGGGTACCGCTATGTTGGCCAATCCAATCGCCGCAGTAGTTGTTGCGATTGCGGCCGTGGTCGCCGCATTAGTTATCTTCTTTACGAAAACAAAAATGGGACAACAAATCTGGTCAAACTTTGTAACATGGCTTAAAGGCGCTTGGTCTGGTGTTAAGAGCTTCTTTAGTAATATCTGGACTAGTATTACTAGTGGTGCTTCAAAAGTCTGGGAAGGCGTTAAGTCAGCCTGGTCAAGCTATGTATCATGGGTTAAAAGTATTTGGTCACCGGTGATCTCATTCTTTAGTAATTTATGGACCACCATTGTAACAGCCGCTAAAACAGCTTGGAGCACCTTCATCAGTGCGATTTCACCAATCATTGATGCGTTCAAGAATCTTTGGAATGCCTTGAAAGAGTTTTTCAGTGCTTTATGGACCGCAATCGTCACGGTTGCATCAACTGCCTGGAATGGTTTAGTCACGGTATTTACAACGATCATTAATATTATCAAAACGATCTGGCAGCCTATCAGTGCCTTTTTCAGTATGTTATGGCAAGGTATTGTAACGGCCGCAACTGTTGTTTGGAACACATTGACCACTGTGTTTACAGTTATTATTACTGCGATTCAGGCTGTTTGGACACCAATCAGCGCATTCTTTAGCATGTTGTGGCAAGGAATTATTACCGTGGCCACAACGATTTGGAATACCTTAGTGACTGTGATTACAACAGTCTGGACGGCCATTCAAACGGCGGTACAGACCGCAATCACAGTAGTACAAACAATCATTCAAACGACTATGACTATTATCCAAACTGTTTGGTCGACTATCTGGAACGTAATTAAGACTGTCGCTAGCACCGTGTGGAATGTCATTAGAACTACGATCACGACAGTCATTAATGCGATTGCTAGTGTGATTAAAGCAGTGACTGCCGCAATTCAAGGAAACTGGAAAGGTGCTTTAAACAATCTTAAATCTGCTGCTAGTACCATTTGGAACGGTATCAAGTCAGTTATCACCACCATTATCAACGGCATTAAATCCATCATTAGTTCAGTGGTTAATGGTATTAAATCTGTCGTTACAACCGCATGGAATGCTATCAAGTCGGTAACAAGTTCCGTGTTTAACGGCATTAAGTCAGTTGCTAGTTCGGTCTGGAACGGTATTAAATCAACGGTCAGTTCAGTGGTCAATGGTATGAAATCGGCTATTTCAAACGCTTGGAACACAATTAAGTCAGCAACCAGTGCAGCATTCAATGCGGTTAAGAACTATATTGTGAACCCACTCAAATCAATCAATTTATTCAGTATTGGTTCTAACATCATCAGTGGATTGATTAAAGGAATTCAGAGTATGGCAAGTAGTGTTTTGAGTTTAGCACAAAGAATTGCCGATGGGATTAAGAGCAAGATTAAATCCGCTTTGGGTGTTCACTCGCCATCACGGGTCATGTATGCAATCGGTGGTTACACCGGTCAAGGGTTAATCAATGGGTTATCCAGTCAACAACACGCCGTACAGCGAGAAGCCTTGAAAATGGCTAATGCTGTGAAAGACCAAGAGTATACCGCTTCGAGTTCGTTGACGGCTGACAGTAGTTCAGTTGGGGCCGGCTTCCAAAGTAGCATTGATCAGTTAGATAGTGACGTTGCGAATCAAACTGCACAACAACCAGTATTTGAAGTTCACAATGAAATTGTTGGTGACAAGATTTATACCAGTGTTAAGACGAAAGAATCACGCGTTGATAATTTGAATCAGTTTTTCAATTAAGGAGGGGTGATATTGGATTTACTAGTAACGACGAAAAGCGGTAAACAAACGAAACTAAGCGAGTTTGGGCTTCAGACGATTAGTTTTGAAGATGAACCCGCTTCGATCAGTCGTGTATCGGAAAGTTTTGCGGGTCGTAACGGAATGTTAGATTATGGGGGTCAACATGTTACAAAGAAGATTAAAATCACTGCCGTTTATTGCGCAACCAGTATTAGCAGCGATGAAACCGTACAAGAATCCGTGAATGGTTTGTTATCGCAAGTAGAACCTTACTATATTACTGCTATTTATAACAATGACGATGTTTATGATTTTGAACGACCAGGGCAGACGACCGGGGTTGTCAATTGGGTGAAAGGTACCGAATCACACAAACGTTTTTTGGTTTATCGTAGTAGTACCGATGCACCAGAATTTCAAGGTAAAGTCGGTAACCAATTAATTTCAACATGGTCGTTTGAGTTTGAAACGGCAGAATTACCTTATGGTGAATCAAAACCAAGGGATGTAACGGTTAATGGCACAATCCAATATGCTGGTACTGTGGCTTGTTCGCAATTAGAACAGGCCTTTTATATTGTTTTAACTGCTAAAGCGGCTAGTGATAGCGGGCTACAATTGACCATCGGCGATTCGAAACTAGACATTACCCGACCAGTCGTAGCTGGTGATGTTTACACATTGTCCGGGATGAATAATTTATGTGGTAGTCAAAATATTAACAACAAAACCAATTACGTATACTTTACATTGCTAACTGGCGATAACAAAGTAACATGTTCGATTGGCGCTGATATTCAGGTGAAAAACTTGAAAGACTTGTATTTGTGAGGTGAGTTAATTGATTGGATTTTTAGATTTAAATAAAGACGCTCACCTTGCGCAAGCCATGATTAAACGATCGTCAGGGGTTAACGGTAGCTTATCGCTATCTGGTGAAATTTTTGCCGGTCCTGAAGTTCTGAGTGGGATTGATGCAGGTTGGCGTTTAATGTTTGATGGTGATGAATACACCGTTAGTTATAAAAAGCTTAATAATAAGACAAAAACAGTCGAATTTGATGCGATTCAGTCGTTTTTCTGGGACTTTTCGAAGGTTGCGCTACATGAACAATGGAATGGTAGTCATACTTTTGAGGCCTATTTAAAAGAACTATTTTTGGACTCAGATTATACGTACAAATTAGATGTGGACGTAGCCGCTTTTGAAAAGGAAAACTGGGGTTATAAGAATAAGTTAGCATTGTTTAATGACATTATTAGTACTGCTGATGTTGAATTCGAAGTGCACAATAATATCATCCATATTGTTGAACAAATTGGTAGTGATTTAACGACGATTGCCCGAACCGGCATTAACTTAAGTGATCTAACCGAAGAAATGCAGATTGCTAATTTTGCCACTTATGGAAAGGGCTATGGCGCTTATACTGATGAAAACGACCACGACAAAGGCCGCTTAGAAGTCGAATATGAAAGTGAATTGTCCAAAAAATATGGTCGTTTAGAAGCAGACCCAATTGTTGATGAACGCTATACCGTAGCCGATAACTTAAAAGCAGCAGTAAAAGATGCTGTTGATGCAACGTATGCTGTATCAGTTGCCCTTAATCTGTATGACTTAAAGTCAGCTGGTTATGCTAATTATGAATCGCCAACTTGTGGCGATTTTTTAATGGCCATTGATGAATCATTGAACTTTCAACGTCAAATTAGAATTATCAAACTTGATGAATCCTTTGACGTGAAAGGTAAACTGATTGGCTACACTGCCACATGTGGTGATTTAACAGCTGCTGAACAGTATCAAGCTGCTTTGGGTGGTACCAATAGTACTATTGAGAAGATTCAAGAACAAATCGATTTTGTGGCACTGTCTGCGAATGGTAAATCAAAAAATTATTGGGGCAACACCGAACCGATTAATCCGAAAGATGGCGATATTTGGTTTGATGAATCCAGTAGTGATCCAGATAAATGGGTGATTAAACAATGGAAGAATGGCCGCTGGGAACAGATTACACTTGGCAAAAATGAAGTGACTGATGCTATCAAAGCAGCCACCGCCGACCTCCCAAAGCTTAAATCTGACATCGAAGCCTCACTATCCGCCTCAAACCTAGCCGTAGCCAACGCTGGCTTTGCCCAAGATACTGCTGATGAAGCCAAAAAGCTAGCCACTGAAACAGCTACCAACATGGCCACTGCACTAGATGCTGCCAAAACAGCCGGTGATAATGCCACCACAGCACTAACTAACGCCAGTCAAGCACTAGCCTTAGCCAATGGCGCCAACAGCACATCAACGGCTTTAAAAACGGACGTGGATACTATCAAAGGCACGCTTAAAAGCGTTGCGATGCAAGAAGATGTTGATGTCCTTAAAGGTACGGTTAAAGACCAATCAACCACACTGGAGCAAACAGTGTCGGGGTTAAAGCTAAAAGCTGATAACACCACGGTCGAAACGCTTAGCCAAACAGTCACTGATCAATCAGCCAGCTTAAACACCATGGCGGGACAGATTAAATTAAAGGCAGACAGCACCACCGTCAACAAAATTACTGGTGATGTTAGTGCACTATCAGCCCAGGTCAATACCCAGGCTGGACAGATTGATTTAATGGCAAGTAAGACCGATATTGCTGGTATGGCCACACAAAGTTATGTGCAGGCGCAGACTAAAATTGTGTCTGACAGCATTACCAGTACCGTTAGCGCATTAACCAGTACCGTTAATGCA